TGCCATCTTGCTCATATAATCTCCTTAGTCTGCCCTTGAACCCATGTATGCAGTGATGCCATGCGACTTGAGAACGTCAGCGTAGGCCTGTGCGCCAGTTTCCTTGACGTCCATGCTCTGTGTGTAAGAACCGCCAGGATTCCAAAGCTGGAGGCCACCGCTGTATGACTTGGTAAAGCCCACAGCCTTGAGCGCACGACCCAACTTGGTACTGGCCTTTTCAGACACTGTAACCCAGGCAAAGCCGCAGTACATGGGCTCACCGTGTTGGGCAATAAAGTCAGCTTCGGCCTTTTGAGCGGCTCGGACTGCGGTGTTGTGAATGGATACGATGTTTTCAATTGCAAGCATTTTGAACTCCTGTTTTGTTAACCTATGTCACTATTATACACGAATTTATCTGGATGTCAACCAAATAATTTAACCCCAAGCAAGCCCGAAGTTCTTGGCGCAAACTGGGCCGTAGCCAACTTCAGTGGAACGCTCGTCCTTGAGTGGGTGATTGCAAAAACTGCAACCGCCAGTAAGACGTCCGTAGCGGCCAGCGGTACCAGCTGGATCATTGGCAAATTCCTTTACCAATTCCATCACTGGAGCATCTGCCATACGAGTAGCAAAGAAGTCGCCGTTGACGTCGATGCGTCCAAAGAACTTGTTCTGTCCAAAGGGTTGGCCGTCAGTGACCATAACTTGTCCAGCATACTTGCTCATTGCACCTGCACGATTGAACGTGACTGCCTGGCCATTTGGGGCCTGAAGCTTGATCTTAACCCGCTTGAGCTTCTGTGCGGCCTTGTCAAACAAGTCCTGGATGGGTTGGAAGTTCAGCTTTTCGGTAACCACTGGAGTGGGCTTGGGAGCCAGGGCACGTTGGGTCAATGTATCAACCCAAGGCATCTGCTTGTCGCTGAGACGACCAAAGCGATTGAAGCCTGAGATCAGCGAGCCAGCAAACTCCTGGTCCCGTTGTCCCAGTTTGGCAACAACTGCCACCAGGGCGTCAACTGCTACTTTTTGGGTAGCATCAACTTGAACTGTCTTACGAGCGTATGCAAACATTTCTAACTCCTTATTTCTAACTATGTACATATTATGCACTAGTAGGAACCAAAAGTCAACCAAAATCTGCCACTTTAGACATCTTTTTTGTTGTATTTTTACAACAATTTACCTGTTGTAAATCAACAACTTAGCTGTCCTTACGTAGAGGACTTGCCAATTTTAGTGTTCATCAGCCCCGAAATCCAGCCGCCCAACAGCATTATTGCGGCCCAGGTCTCGAGTGTATACGGAATCACCAAGCTGGGGAACAAAGTATTCATTGACCAAATTACCAGAAACGGACCAATGATGAACAATGATATGATAAATGCAATACCCAAGATTACTCCAACCACGCTAGTTTTAGACATTTTAATTTTCCTTAATAAATCGACGTTGATAAGAACTTACTGCTTTGTGATTGCCCCATGCTTCATAGGGCATGTCTGCATGCATGAACCTTACTAAGTCTTTGAGCATGGCATACTCTTCGTCTGTAGCTCTGCTCACAGTATTAATTAAGTCATTGCACAGTATGCTGGTTAAAAACCCGCCGGGGTCTTCTCCCTGATTGATATAATTGTCCATTTGTTCTTTACATTCATCATTGACTGTGGGATAGTCTGTCCAATCAAATACAATGTCAGCCACTGCTTCGGGCTCAATGTTATCATCCACATACTTTTCAAAGATGAAGATTTCTGCACTCATACGATCCACTTGATCAAATAGATCGCTGTCTTCTACGTTGAACTCATTGCAAAATGCATGCCCCCAGTTAATGGTGTTGGCCCAAAAACTTTTGGCATGGGCAGTGGCCCACGTGTCGTAGGTTTGTTTTGCAATTTTTTTCATGATGACTTCCATTTGTTTTCTAGACTCCTATAATATACATGACTATCAATGTTGTGTAGCCTTACAAATTTTCTGCTACGACTCCAGTAAGGCTTAATTGCCTTGGTATGATAATGCGTTGCTCCGTTGACAATGTCTTTGGTTTTACCGTAATACACATCATGTGCCACCGACAATGCAGTGCGATAACTACGACGATCCCAGCTGGACCTTTGTGAATCGCAGGTCCAACTAAATTGACATCCACGTGAGTTACGTTCAAACACTACCTTACATGGCGTTGCTTTTATAATCTCTGCACGGTTCATGACTACCTGACTCACTGCCACCATGCCTCGACGAGAATCACTTCTAGATTCGTAGTAGGCATTTTCAGCTAGACAAGTGACTTGCTTGTGATCAAATTTCTGTTGCTCTAATCGAGCCTCCATCAATGCTCTTGCTTGTCTTTCTTCCTTGCGATGTGACATTTCCAACGTACCCGCAGATACCGCAAGAAATGTAAGACTGTAAAGTCCTATTCTTTTTAATTGCATCGATTGTTCCCAAGCTGTTGAACATACACATAGTATAGCAAAGCATTTGAAAAAAGTCAACAAAAAACCGCCCAAAGGCGGTTTTATTTTGGATTAACTGTTGTATTAGGGTAACACAAAGTGATCTGCAATCATTTTGGACGGTTGGGGGAATGCCATACCTTTGGCCTTTTCTATTAGATCATATTGCTCAAGTTCGGCATCAGTGGCACGCCGCATGCCTGGATTATCTGGGAATACGCAACAAGGCATTCTATTATAATATTTTGCGCCATCGTCGCCGGGATTGACTGCTCTTAGGTAAAAGTTTATACCATCATACGATTCGAAATAACCTAGACCGGGTGCATCAAAAATTGGTTGGAACATGCAATTATTAAAATTTGATTGTAAATTACCTGGACGACCCAAGCGGTCTAATATTTGATTTTCTGCATTAATTCCGTAGGGATAAAACTTCCTATCATGCCAAGGATGATAGGGATTTTTAGATTTGATATCTTCATAGTCGGCATCATCCACTGGCGTATATTTGGGTCTTGGCATATTGGGATATGTTTCCTTCAACCAGACGAACTCGGTGGGCCAAAGGTCATATGTTATAAGAGTTGCAGTACCTTGGTAATGTTTTTCAATGCCACCGACACCGCCTCTAATGGCCACATAGGTGAGTTCATCGTTTACCTTGCATGATAAACGATAGTTAGGAATATCAAAAATCCAATGTAAGTGCATGTTAATATTTAGTCAAAAAGAAGCCGCCTCGGGGGCGGCTTCTTACACTTGTTGTAAATTTCTTAGAATAGATCAGCTAAAACAGATATAACAACCACGGCGTATAACACCAGTAATGCTGAAACTGTCACAGTGTGAGCAATTCTAGAAACAAGTACCATCGAACCATTCATTACTTCTTGACCTTGCCAGTCAGTGATTCGAACGTGGGCAACTTGCTTAATTCCGAGCTGACTTCTTTGCCAACAGTTTCCACGTTTGCAACGATTTGCTTGACGAATACTGTTTGTGCATCTACGAAAGCATCTAGTGCTGAACGAATGTTTTCGTTTTGGACATATGTCTTAGTCCAGGTTTTCTTGGCATCTTGTACCATTTCGATTGGTCGGGTGACCATACTTGCTAGTGATGTGAACATACTTGTTCTCCTTTAGGTTAAGCGAGATAGTGTGCAAAGCCCCAGGATCGGGCACTTTACTTTTCTCATAGTTATTTATACATCTATGTTGCAGTGCAACAATTTATAGAGTGGCGTCTTCCATACCAGCAACACGGAGTTTGGTGATATTTGTAATTTGCCATTGCTTCTGGTCTAGAGCCTTGATAATGCCCAACCAGCGGTTACGCATTAGTGCAACCTCATTGACCAATGTTTCGTAATCAACTACTTCATCTTCACCTTCAACATATTTTTCAACATCCCTGCTACTCAAAGCACGTTGGTAATTTTCTAAATACTTTTTAAAGTGACGACTTTTAATTTTTCTAAGTTGAATGTTCAAGTGATTGAGAATCGCTTCAACTTCTTGCAGTTGATTAAATCGTTGTTCGACTATGCCGGGCAATCTTGCGGCAGACTTTTCTAGATTGCCATATATCTTAACTTCGTCTGCCGCCGCCCAATACTCATTTTCAAAGTGTTCAAGGGCATCCGGCAAACGAGCTAAGTCATTGGTAACTTGGTTGAACCACGTCACTCAACATCCTCTGAGTCGTAGTTGTCTTCGTCAAACTCGTACTCCTCGTCAAAGTCGTCGAGTTCTT